CGATCATCAGAGCGTGGACGGAAGAAACAAAGAAGGTGTCAGGTGTCACGCCGGGGGAATTATAAGCCTCACCGAATTCGTGGACGAAAACAGTGAGGCTATAACAACAGACCTGTTAAGGCTGACGGGTCACGGGATTGAAGAGCTAGGGGGTGCTATCAGTTGGCACTCCCTAAAAGCTTATTTAGAGCATTTGCCCTACGATTCGGCGCTGATGCGGTCTCTTAATGCAGAACAGGCCGAATGGGCTACGAGAGTGAAAACAAACGCCATACTTGCGGATATATTCGACATGTTGGCGATCATCAATGCGAATCTATGCGGTATAGGTTCAGGAAAGAAGCCTAAGCAGCCTAAACCGTATCCGCGCCCAGGGAAGAAGGAAGAACAACAAACTATCGGCAAGGGCGCAGTCACAAAACAAGAACTTGAAGAATTCTTTGAGAGGAAACGGAAAAAATGGCAGGAAACTCACCAGAAGTTGCAAGAGCTGTTGTAACGATCATTCCGTCAATGGAAGGATCACAGCGCATTATATCGGATGAGTTAGGTGCGGCAGCTGATTCTGCGGGTAAGAGTGCAGGCGCAAAGGGCGGAGCTTCTATGCTCGGCTCTATGGGTTCCGTCCTCAAAGGCGGCATTGGGACTATTGGCGCGGCTACTGCGGCGGTAGCAGCTGGCACCGTAATGGCAGGAAAAGCTTTTGCAGGTGCCGCGCAGGACGTATCGTCTTATGGTGACAACATAGATAAGATGTCACAGAAGATTGGTATTTCTGCAGAAGCATTCCAGGAATGGGATTATGTTTTTGAGCGGAGCGGCGCGGACATAAGCAAGCTGCAGACAGGTATGAAAACCCTGTCAGGGGTTATTGCTGATGCCGGAAACGGATCGGAAGGAGCTGCAGAAAAACTAAATGCCATTGGTCTGTCGATTGCCGATCTGGGCGGGAAGACTCAGGAAGAGCAGCTTGCTCTTGTTATCGGAAAACTGCAGGAGATGGGTCCGTCTGCGGAAAGAACAGCCGCGGCGTCGGATTTGCTTGGCAAGTCCGCTGTTGACATGGCGGCAGTGCTCAACATGACCGCTGAGGACACGCAGGCTCTGATTGATGAGGCTCATGAGTATGGAATGGTCATGTCGGATGAGTCAGTCAAAGCATCCGCCGATTTCCAGGACTCCATGACCAAGATGCAGGGCACCATCAGCGGCCTTAAGAATTCTATGATAGGGGAACTCTTGCCCGCTGCTACACAGGTGACGGATGGCCTTGCGGATCTGTTCAAGGGCGACATGTCCGGAGCGGATCAGATGGCAAGTGGCATTCAGAGTATCATTGAGAGCCTGTCTGGCGCAATCCCTGCGATCCTGCAAACAACGACAAGCATAGTACAAGCCGTGGCGGATACACTCCCCTCCCTTTTGCCTGTTCTGTTGTCAGCTATTGTGTCTGTCATTCCACAATTGGTGCAAACACTGGTTGAATTGACCCCAATGGTCATTTCAGGGATTGTGCAATTAGTGACATTGGTTGCGTCAAATATAAACGCTATTATAAATCCATTGTTGATTGCACTTCCGGACATTATTATTGCCATTGTTAATGGCCTGATTGTTGCTACCCCAGAGCTCATAAAAGGCGCGGTCCAGCTAGTGCTAGGCGTGGTTTCTGCACTTCCCACGATCATAGGGGCGCTGATAGATGCTATGCCCGAAATAATCACTGGCATTGTGACAAGTCTGATGGATTGCCTGCCTGAGCTCGTGGCAGGTTTTGTCCAGCTGTTTGCAATGCTGACTTTACAGCTTCCGCAGATCACATTATCTTTGATTTCTGCAATGCCCGACATTATAAAATCAATGATTGAGGGCATAAAGAGCGCATGGCCTGCCATGATCAACACATTCAAAACTTTGTTCAAGCAGATCATTCCAACAGTGATTTCATGGGGCACTGAGCTTATAACAAATATCAAAACTGTTATCACCAAGATGGTAACAACAGCGGGCACGGTACTCACAACACTGGTGACTAAGTTTAAGACCGGGCTTAAGAATGTTATTACTGCAATCGTGAGCTGGGGAGCTGAGATGCTTACAAAAGGGCGTGAGGCGGCATCCAAGCTTGTCACTGCTGTAGTGGAAAAGATTACGGAACTGCCCGGGCAGCTCGTTTCCATAGGCCGAAATATAGTAGAGGGTCTATGGGAGGGTATAAACGGCTCTGTGGAGTGGCTAATAAATCAGATAAAAGGCTTCTGTGCCAGTGCCCTTGATGCAATAAAAGGCTTCTTTGGTATCAAATCGCCATCAAAGGTTATGCGCGACCAGGTTGGTAAGATGATTGCTGCGGGTGTTGCTCTCGGAATAACCGACAATGAGGACCTGGTGGAAAATGCCATGACCGGATTGAATTCCATCATGAGCAGTCAAGTAAAGATGGATCTGGCGACCGAGGCAGGAGGCATAAACTCGACCACTTTCAACAATACAATCACTGTTAATGGCGCTGAAGATCCTGAGGCATGGACAAGAGGATTTGTGCGCACCTTGCAGAGAGAGGCACGGATGGCATATGGCTAAAAAAAAATGCACGGGATTAAGCGTATCCCGAAATAACAATGTATTGACATGTAAATGGAGCCTGCCAACTAACTATAAGGGCACTGGCAAAGGCGTCCTTAAATGCAAGGTCGTGTTGGAAGGACAGACCGCTAGCAAGGTTGCGTTTAACGAGGTGCCTCTGTCGGCAGGGTCTACGTCATGCCCAATATCATTCGTCGGCTCGTCATACTATCCATCTACAGATAAGATATTTAAGAGCTTTATCTTTAAGGTTCGGATGGGATCATCTACAAATTTCGACATGTCAGATGAGTGCACCTATACTTTTAGGCTTCCGAGCAAACCCGCATTGTCATATAGTGGGTCAACGGGATTCACGTGGACCGCTTCGGGATATACATCTAAAGATAATCTGTGGTTCCAAGATGTGGAATATCAGACTGTCAACTCTCCACATGCTACGGAACCGAACTGGGCAGCTGCAAGTGTCACAAGTGGAACAGGCGGGGCGACAGGGACACAGACCTTTTCAGATGTATCGGGATACCGGCATTTCAGGTGCCGTGTCCGTACAATCGGCGGCGCATCACCCTGGGCGACGATATCCCCTATCTGCTTTGCGGCACCAAAAAATTCTGGTGCCTTGAAAAACTATAGATATTCTAGCGGATATGTGACCGGAACATTTGAGCAAATGGTTACGGGGGACGTTCATGAAGTAGAGATACAATATGCGATAGAAACCCCTGCTACAGGATATTCATGCCCGGTATCGGCAACATGGACAACAGGCCAGACCATAACTCCAAGTAGTTTGAGCTCTGCATTTGCATTTAGCGTAAACAGTATCGGTACAAATAAAGCACTTTGGATTCGGACTATTGCGCGGCGAGGTGGCGGGTCTAAAACAAGTGGTGCTTATTATGTTGCAAATGGCGGGTTGTCAGCTCCTACGATTAACAGCTTTTCGATAGACGCTGCGCAACAAACGATAACATTTAACTTTACTGATACATGCGGGATCGCGGGAGCCGCTATTGAGGCAGTTGATTCTGCACTTAATGTGTTATATACAACTGCGGCCACCAACACAAGCTTAACATGCTCATGGTCGCGAACCTCGTCAACACCTTCACCGCAGTTTGGAATACGTGCAGCATATAACGATGTTGATGTTACCGTTAAATCAGCGGTTGTCTGGCAGAGCACGGAAGCTAATCTGCCCACCGCGCCCTCAAGTGTGTCTGCAGGAGAAGCAGGGTCTGAAAGCACGGGGGCAGGGTCCGGCGAAAAAACAAACAACGGGAAAGTGCTGCTTAAGTGGACAACCACATGGCAATATTCAAACGGTGCAGTCATATCGTGGGCAGATGATCCGGATGCATGGGAGAGCACATCTCCGCCGAGCGAGTTTGAAGTGCATGGGCGTGTCAATTCGTTCTATGTGACGGATCTGGAGTATGGTAAAAAGTGGTATTTCAAGATCCGGTCAGTCCATTGGGCAGAAGATAATGACGATACAGATTCCTATGGGCCTTGGTGTGGTTCAATGATCATGGTGGATCTGTCCGAGGCACCTGACAAACCGGGCGTATGGCTGGATGTATCCACAATAACCTCGGATAAGTCGGTGACGGTCAATTGGGATTATATGTCCGGAGATGGCACTGATCAGGCGGGCGCTGAGATCTATGTTGACAATAGTATGTATAGCGTTGAAGGTACGGTGCAGAGTTACACCTTTACTCCTAAATGGGCGGTGGGTTCCACTCATAGCATATCAGTTCGCACAATCTCTACTTCGGGCAAGAGATCCCTTGCATCTGATGCAATAACTGTGACGGTTGCAGCGTTGCCCGTTCCGGTGATCACAACGAGCTGGGGCGGATTGTCTGGCACTGTGACGGCCATGCCTATGACATATAGTGTAAGCGGCGCAGGTGTGGGCGGATATGTGACCGTAGCACTCACCCGGATAAATCCTTTTGTGGAAGAGCGTCCTGATGGGAGCAAAAATGACGGATTTGTGGATGAGGTGGTGTTCAGCCGTACACACATGGGCAATGTCACTAATGCACAGATCACGGTTGATGACCTGATCGGGCATCTGGATGACGGACAGTCTTATAATTTCATTGTAACTGTCACAGATAGCTATGGTCAGACTGTGACCAATACAGGAGTGGTTGCAATAGCCTGGGCACATCAGCCCGAAGAACCTACTGTGGCCGTTGTGGCAGATGGTAACATCTGCAAGATTACGGCAACAGCTCCGGCAAGTGCAGTGTTGACCGATAAGGTTGACATATATAGGCTTTCCAAAGATGCCCCGGTGCTTATCGTCAAGGGCGGAGATTTTGGAACGACATACGTTGACCCTTATCCTGCATCAAAAGGCGGATATCGCGCAGTGGATATGACTGCAAACGGAGATTATCGCGGAGCTGATAAGCCGGCAATCGCGGACGTAGATCACGGACTTGTACTTGATGACATCATACTCACTGTTCCGGGATATGGTGAGATCAATCTGCCGTATAACATCACATTAAATAGTGAATGGGCCAAGGACTTCAAGCGGACAGCTTATCTCAATGGGTCCATCCAGGGCGATTGGAATCCGGCTGTGACTCGAGATGTGAGCATAGATACAGTGCTGCTTAAGGATGATCCGCTCATTGATGACATCCGACACATTGCGGAGCTGGGAGAGGTATGCCACGTCAGAACACCTGACGGATCATCGTATGATGCAGATATTCAGATATCGGAAACAGGCTCTTATGACACATACATGACACAGTATACGCTGAAAGCTTCTAAAGTAGATCCTGAAGGACTGGATGGCGTAACATTAACAGAGTGGGAAGATCAATGAATTGGGCTAAGGGTTATACTGCTAAATACATAGCGCGTCTGGTAGATCGGGCATCGTTCAACGATATGGAAGAGATCCCGATTATTTCAGGATCTATATCGAGGGATATAACCTCTAATCTGTTGGAATCAGCGAGCATCGAAACACATCAGCGGATAGATGAGCAGTGGGTGCGCATTTACATGATCGCCACACAAAACGGCGGATCAGAGCGCATCCCGCTCTTCACCGGGCTGGCATCGACTCCGGCAAGAGATATAAACGGAGTGCAGAACAAATACTCTGTAGATCTCTATTCCGTGCTCAAGCCTGCAGCTGATTGGATGGTGCCTCTCGGATATTATCTGCCGAGTGGGGTGCAAGGGGAGACACTTATCAAAAACCTGTTTGATAAGGTCGGAATCCGGATGCAGTCGCAGCTCGGGTCCGGGGTGCTCACCGCTCCGATTGTCGCTGAAGCAGGGGAGACATATCTGTCTCTTGCCATGCAGGTGCTTAAGGCTATCGGATGGTATATGTACATCACAGGTGATGGTCAGGTGCAGATGAAGCCATACGAGACGGAACCCGTGACGGCATTTGACACGGAAAATGATGCGATTGAGCCGGAGATAAGAGACTCAAAGGATATGTTCTCATGTCCGAACGTGCTCAGGGTGACGGCGGGAAACTACACCACCACGGTGAAGGATGAGAATTCTATCCGTGATCGTGGGCGTGAGGTGTGGGCTGATGAGAAGATCGATCTGATCAGTGGCACATCTCTGACGGCCTATGCCATGAACAGGCTGACAGAACTGCAAAGCCCGTCTCGTGAGCTTGAATACACACGCAGATTTCATCCGGATGTTCGCCCTGGCGACGCTATCAGGATCACATGCCCCAGGCAGCAGATAAGTGGGATATTCCGGGTGCAGAATCAGAAGATAGATCTCGGATATGCCGCGAGAACTGAGGAGGTAGCTCATGAGTCTTGAGAAAGGCTTTATCGAGGCAATCAAAGAAGCGACAAAGGCCAATACATCGGCATATGATACGCTTGCTAAGGTTGTTCGTGTAAAAGACGGCACGGCGTGGGTGCATATTGATGGAGGCGTGGATGAAACACCTGCCGAGTTGACCATTAACGCACAAAAGGGCGACATGGTGCGCTTGAGAGTATCAGGCGGTCGGGCGTATCTGATCGGCAACAGTTCAGATCCTCCTGCTTCCGGGATGGTTGTCTCCGGTATGGGGCGGAAAGTTCAAAGTGTCGCGGATATCTTGCAGGCAAACAAGATCACAGCTCACACGGCGATATTTGAGCATCTGATCGCCAATGAGGGACAAATCAAAACACTCAAAGCCGACAAGCTGGATGTTGATGTTGCCAATATGAACCAGGCTACGATCAACAGGCTCAAGGCGGGCACGGCTGAGGTTCAGGGATTGGATGCCTCATATGCCAATATTGATGGGGCGAATATCGGCGAGGCGTTTATCGGTAACGTCTTCACCAAAAACGCCATGATCGAGGGCGCCATTGTTACCACACTCAACGCAGCCGGGGAGATTGTAGCGGTTAAGCTTAATGCGGATTACATCGAGGCAAACTCCATCAAGGTTGATCGTCTCATCCTGTTAGGGCAGGATGGTTTATATTATACGCTCAACACCAATGGCGAGACTACAGAGGCGGAGCAGACATCTCTTAACAGTTTGAATGGTTCGATTATCACCGCTCAGTCAATCACCGCCTCAAAGGTCGCGGTAGATGACTTGGCGGCATTTAAGGCCACGATCGCGGGGTTGATTCTTCAGGATGGTTCAATCCATACAGTAGGCAAGACAACTGCCCTGTCATCGGTAGATGGTTTCTATATCGGTGGTGCGGATGCCGCAGGCCCTCTTGCGGACATGAACGGAGATGCCCTGCTCGCAGATAATGATGATGATTTCGATACCTCATCGGATTATAGCGACGGAATTGCCATAGGCAATGGCACTGATTACCTTCGATTCTTCGGTGGTAAGCTGCAGATAAAATCCGACGGATTGAGAGTCAATGCTGATAATGATGGAAAACTGGTGCTGTTTAAGTCTCTCGATACTGTGGGCGACACATACGCCACAATGGATGAGGACAGTTTTGATATCAGACGGATCACCACAGCAGGGCATATTGATCCTGATAATGATCCTGCTCTTGCAAGTTTCGGCAGAGAGGTGACTATTGGTTCAAGGGCAAGCGGGAGCACTGTAGGAGACTATAGTCAGGTACATGGGTCTGCTTGTGAGGCAAGTGGACTTCATTCTTATGCCGAGGGCAACGGGACCAAAGCAAAGGCAGATTTCGCCCATGCAGAAGGCTATGAGTGCGAGGCTGATTATGTTTGGGATATCCATGATGATCCTTTTGAGCCATATTCAGAGCTTTCATTCGCCGGATTATACGCGCACGTAGAAGGATATAAGACATACACTTGCTATGAGGGGGCTCATGCTGAAGGTGGCTATACTCGTGCTGAGGGTGCGGGGGCTCATGCTGAGGGCGGATGGTCGCAAGCGCTGTCATACTTCAGCCATGCGCAGAATCTGGGCACAATAGCCAGCGGAACGGCTCAGACCGCTATAGGCAAGTACAATGTCAGCGATTCCAATTATGCGTTTATCATCGGCGGTGGTACCAGCGATACGAACAGAAAGACTATTCTGGCGGTGGACTGGCAGGGGAATATCCATATTCCGTCAACATCTCGGCTGATTGCTGATCTATAAAGGGAGGGGAAGATGTCAAAGATAAATGAAACCAACTATCCACGGCGGACACAGGCTAATTATGCAGACACTGATATGCTTGTTCTTCAGGCGGCGGGTGGAAATACATACACGACCAGACTGGAGGACATGCGCGAGGATTATGAAGCGACTCTTGCCCCTATATTGAGCGACTTACAAGATGACGTCAATGAGAATCTTGCGACTATCGAGGGAAGCACGGCATCAAAAGCATATGCCAAAGGTGATTTCCTGGTATTTGGTGGAAAGCTCTGCAAGGCCAAAACAGCCATAGCAGTGAATGCAACTTTGATATTAGATACCAATATCGAATTGGATTCTGTTGGTGATGAGCTATCTTCGTTAAGTAGCCAATTAGCGAATTTAATAAAAGTCGACACTTATAGTGGGACAACTAATTCAAGTGGCTATCTTATAACTAACATTTCAGAAGGCAACAAACGCATTATCGGGGCTTATGCTATCGGATACCCGATTATGCCGTTGGTGTATAACAATGTGTGGTATTTCTTGTTCACAGACCCGTCAAGCGGAACTGTCAAACCCGCAACAGGAATAACAGCAACAGTAACGTATTTTTATTATTGAGTGACGAATCGGCGCATTTTCGGTCGCAGAAAGGATATAAATTATGAAACTTGGAACAATTCTCATAACAAACGGGATCGAATGAAGGAAAGAAGTTTAGTCTGGTCAAGTGGGAGAAACACACATGCTGATTAAGAGGATTGAATTTTTTCTTGTTAAATTGTTTTCAGATTATGAGACAGAAAGAAGGAAAGATGATAGACCCGAGAGCGTTTTGCCCAGATGGGTGTTGAGAAAACGCATAAAAATAATATGTAACGGAAATCTCGTTTTTGACAGTTTTGAAAATGACGGACACGCAATACCTATGTCGATTCAGTATACTATTATAAGATACGGATTGCCTGATTATGAGTATAGTAAAAAAAATAGAAACAAGCCGATTATTTACAATATTAGTACAGACATGATGGCAATAGATTAATGTATAAACAGAGCTTGAGGATAATCGATAATTGGCTAAAGGCTTCACAACGAAAAGGAGAAAAATATGATAACAAGAATAAAATTAACAATGTGCCGTGTTCTTCCAAACGGAATACTTGATAGTTTTACGATTTTTTGCACACGGGACAAAGCGGAGGCTATTAAACAGAAATACAAATCGATGGGGTATACCGTCAGTTA